GCCGCCGCCCTCCGCGCGGGCCCGGCGCGCGTGGGCGACGCGATCGGCGAAGGCGGCGAGGCTCTCGCGCACGGCCTCGCGCATCGGGCCGTAGCGGACGAGGCGGGCGGCCTCGTCGGCGCCGTCCTCGCCGCCGCCCTCCTGGCCGAAGGTCTCGGTCAGCGAGACGACGCCCCAGGGCACGCTGATCCAGTCGAGGATGCGCGGCACGGCCGGGCCGCTCTCGATCAGCACCAGCTCGGTCGAGCCGCCGCCGATGTCGAAGATCAGCGCCGGGCCGATCCCCGGCTCGAGCAGGATATGGCAGCCGAGCACGGCGAGGCGGGCCTCCTCGCGGGCGCTGATCACGTCGAAGTGGATGCCGGTCTCCTCGCGGACCCGGGCGATGAACTCCATGCCGTTGGCGGCGCGGCGGCAGGCCTCGGTCGCGACCGAGCGGGCGAGGTGGACGTTGCGCCGTCGCAGCTTGTCGGAGCAGACCTGGAGCGCGCCGAGCGCGCGGTCCATCGCCTCGTCGCTGAGCCGCCCGGTCTGGGCCAGGCCCTCGCCGAGCCGGACCACGCGGCTGAAGGCGTCGACCACGATGAAGTTGTCGCCCGAGGGCCGCGCGATCAGCAGGCGGCAGTTGTTGGTGCCGAGGTCGATCGCGGCATAGGCGCTGCGCTGGAGGGGGAGGGACCGCCACATCTCGCGCCCGCCCCGGATGGCGGCGGAGCCGGCGGAAGGGCCGGGGGAATCCGTGGAACTGTCGCCGGCTGGCGGGGTATCGGGCCGGGACGATGAAGCCTCTGGAGCCGCAGCCTGGGCCGCCGTCCGCGCTTCGCCGCCCCTCGTCGCATCCCATGTCGCCGGCGGAGGCTGATCCGCCATCGTCATCACACTCTTATCGTTTTCCCGCGCGTTTGCGGGCACCTGGAAACGATGTAGCCCCGCCCGGCCGATCCGGCAAGCCTGCCGCCCACCGCATGGCTTGACGCGGCCCGGCCGGGCGCATAGAGGCACCCGCCTGTTGCCCCGTCGTCTAAAGGTAAGACTACGGACTCTGACTCCGTCAATCGAGGTTCGAATCCTCGCGGGGCATCCACCTTTCACTCGCATGTTGTCGCATGGAGCCGCAGAACCCTTGCGTTTATGCGGGTTTGGACCATAGGGTTGTCGCATGGCGTTGCATGGTAACGCATCCAAGCGCCCCCTATTTGGGGGTATCCGCGGGGGTACTGGATGGCGTTGACCGACACTGCCTGCCGGAAGGCCAAGCCGGGCGAGAAGGACTACAAGCTCTCCGACTCGCACGGACTGTTCCTATTGGTCCGTCCCAACGGCTCGAAGCTCTGGCGCTTGAAGTATCGCTTCGCCCAGAAGGAAAAGCAGTTGGCGTTGGGCTCCTACCCGGAGGTATCCCTCACAGCCGCGCGGAACAAGCGGGCTGCGGCGAGGGCGCTGCTCGATCAGGGTGTCGATCCGGCCGTCGAGAAGAGGCAACGGGCGGCGGCGCTGGTCGCCGAAGCCCTGGACAGCTTCGAGCGGGTTGCTCGCGCCTGGCATTCGGTAAAGGCGAAGACACTGTCCGCGCGCTACGGCAAGCAGATCCTGGACCGGCTGGAGAACCACGTCTTTCCGAAGATCGGGTCGCTTCCCGTGAAAGCGATCACGCCTCCGCTGGCGTTGGAGGTCGCTCGCGCGATCGAGGCGAAGGGGCATCACGACATGGCCCATCGCGTGGTCAACCACATGTCGGACGTGTTCGTCTGGGCGATCGCCTCGGGGATCGCGGAGCAAGATCCCGCGAGCACGATCCGGAAGGCCCTTGCGCCGACGGATGCCAGGCTGCGCCCGGCCATGACCAAGATCGAGCAGGCGCGCTCGGTGCTGATCAAGACCGAGGCGATGCCGGATGCTCACTGGTCCACGCTGCTGGCTTCGCGGCTGATGGCCTTGACGGCCGCGCGCCCGGGCGTGGTCCAGCTCGCGGAACGAGCGGAGTTCGAGGACTTGGACGGCGAGCAGCCGATCTGGCGCATCCCGGCCGCCAAGATGAAGCTCACGCGGCAGCGCAAGCGGGATGTGACGTGGGAGTTCATCATCCCGCTCTCGGGAGAGGCCGTCGCGGTGGTCAAAGCCGCGTTGAGCGTCACCGCCAGCGCGACGTGGCTGTTCACCGGGATCGGCGGGAAGGACAAGCCGATCAGCGATTCAACGATCAGCGGCTTGTATCGAGACGCCGGTTTCCGTGGCATTCATGTGCCGCATGGCTGGCGGGCCACGTTTTCGACCATCATGAACGAACGCGCAGCGGTCCAGGATCGGGAGCGCGATCGCGCCATCATCGACTTGATGCTTGCCCATGCCCAGGAGGGGGTGGAGCCGATCTACAATCGCGCGATGTATATGCCGCGTCGGCGCGAGCTGGCGCAGTTGTGGGCCGGTCTGCTCATGAAGGGCCTGCCGGAGCCCGTGGCGCTGCTTCCCGATCAGCGGCCCTGGCGGTCGCGGGAGGGCAAGCGTGATGGCCGGGCCCCTGCACGACGCCGTCCCGTTCGGCCTCGCGGCAGCTAATGCCGTCAAGGCCAAGCTCAGCCGCCGGACGCGGATGCTGCTTGAGCGTGGCGATAGCCCGCGCAGCGGTGAGAGGGTCTGGCGCAACTCCTACACCGAAGGGACTATTGAGCATCGCATCTGGAAGCCGATCAACGATGGCACTCCTCGTGGCGGGAAGCGCTGGACCGGCGCGCTGCTGAAGGCGGCTCGCGCCTTCGAGTACCGCACTCGCCTCGAACGACGCGAAAAGGAGCCCGGTGCGCGCAACGGCAAGCTCGGCGAAATCGGCCTGGAGGTCCTCGCGTTCCTCTACGACACGGTCGAGTATGCCAGCGGCCGGCTTGAGCCGGCGATCGCGACGATCGCCGCCGCGGTCGGACGATCCTATTCAGCGGTGCACGATGCCTTGGTCCGGCTGCGCCAGGAAGGCTTCCTCCACTGGATGCGACGGTCGCGGCCGATCGACGAGCCCGAGCCCGGCGGCCCGCAGGTCGAGCAGGTGCCCAACGCTTATGCGCTGCTCGTGCCCGAGGCCATGAAGGGCTGGATGCGTACCTTGCTTCGCAATGTCCCCATGCCGGGCTGTGAGGAGGATCGCCGCAAGCAGGAGGCTGATGCCTACGAGGCGATGCTCAGCAGCCTGACGAGCCAGGAGCGGCACACGGCGACCTGGAACGGCGATAGCCTGCTGGGCGAGACGTTGCGGAGGTTGGCGGCGGCGGTTGACGATCGCGCGTACTTGGAGGGCGAATCCGGCAGACGGCGAGAGATCGGGGGATCATTCTGATCCAATGGGGAATTCAGGCGCATGTGCGCCTGAATAAGTTGGATCTGACGATCTCCTCCCCCGCGCCGAAGCATCCAGAACGAACCAAAAGCACCCTCACGCACCGTGGGACGGGACCGGCTACGCCGGCCCCGGGGCTTCCCAGGGGGGAAGCGCAACATCCGTGCCATGATCGCGCTCGGTTGCGCCTGCGGAGCTGTTGCAGAGGCGCATATAACACGCGTCACAGTGCATTGTTGGAGACCTCCACCGCAATATGTCGTGAGTCCACCCCGTCCCCTGAAAATCGGCACCCGATCGCCCCGCCATGACCGTCCGCTCTGCGTAAATTTCAAACAGAGAGCGGGCAGGCGGGGCGTGGGGGCAAGCGCGGCGCGCCGGGTTGGACAGGGGTGCGGCCCGGCCTGGCTCCATTCAGGTTCGCATTGGTTTCGATGAACTGCCGAGCGCCCGGCGGGACCCGGCGAGCTGGCGCGGGCAGGGGCGACGGGACAGATACCAGCGCCGCCGCACTCCCGCATCACTAGTAACAGGCGCGCGCTTGTGGCATGGTGGAAACTAGTAACGGAAAGGGCTCTCCATGGATTTGACCAATGCCCAGCGTCAGGCGGCTTATCGTGCGCGCCGCGCGGCCCAGGGCATCGTGCAGGTGCAGGTATTCGTTCACCGGAGCCGGCGCGCCGAGATTCGTTCGATCGCGGCGGGCATGGCCGAGCCCGTCTGCCACAACGCCGGCCGCCGCCGGGCTAGGTTGAAATGATTACCCCGCCAGTCCCCGTTTCCGGCGGGGAATAGGTCAGCGCGCGCCCGAGTTGCTCGGCGTCGCCACCACGCGCTCCAGGATGCCCTGGTCGCTCAGCGGCGCGAATTTCACCGCTTCCAGGCCGAGCCAGTCGTTGACCTCCAGCAAGCGGCCCTGGATCGGCAGTATCTCCAGCTCGTAGAAGGTGCGCCCGGCGTCGATCACGTTGCCGAAGCCGCCGCTGTTCTTCGGCACGATGCCGAGGAGCTGGGGCGGCACCCGGTGCGCGGCCAGCATGTCGTCGCGGGTGACTTCCTTGATGTTCAGGAACTCATCCTTGGCCGCCACCTCTCCGATCGGCAGGATCTGCAACCCGTCCTTTTTCCCGTTCGGCGCGTGGACGTAGAGATTGCGGAAGTTCCCCGCCCCCTTCGACTGGCGCATGGCCTCGCGGATCGCGGCGCTATCGACCTCGTTGATCGTCGCCTCCGAGTTGTAGAGGATGTACCCTGCGTGGCTCCCGTTCTTGTAGTAGCGCCGCCGGAAGATCGTCGCCGCCTCGTTCAGCAGGCCTGAGTGCAGCGCCGAGAGATACTCCGGCATCCCATAGACCTCCTGCAACGGATCGGTCTCGGCCAGGTGATGCACCGCCCCGGGCTCGAAAGGGTGCGCCTGGCCGATCGACAGGCCCGGCCGCACGAACCAGCAGACGTCGGGCTCGACCCCGACGCGGGTGTAGGCCGCCAGCGAGCGCTTGAGCCGCAGCGGCCGCCCGCCCAGGTTGTCGATCCGCTCCAGATAGGCGTCGCCGAAAATCAGCCAGTCCAGCGCCCAGGCCGCGAATTCCGACCGCGACAGCCAGCGCGAGGGCACGAAGGCCCCCGCCAGCAGGTTGCGCTTCAGCAAGATCGCGCTCTGGTGATAGCCCGACATGCGATAGGTCTTGCCCAGCGCCACCCGCGGGATCGGCGGCTCGTACCACCGGCCGTTGTGATAGACCTCGAACAGGTCGAACAGTTCGCGCTTGTCCAGCACGGCCTCGGGCTCGCCGAAGGTGAACGCCTGCACGGCCGAGGGCTTCGCCGCGGCCTTGGTGGTCTTAGCGGTCATGAAAAGAACTCCACGGTGGAGCCGCCACCCGGCGGCTCGGTGATATCGAGCGGTTCGAAGAACAGGGCATGCATGATCGCCCAGGCCAGATCGGCGTGGCCCGCCCCGCCGGCTCGGCTCGCGACGTAAGTGACCTGGGTGCCGCCCTTGGTAATCTCGGGCCGGATCGCCATGAAGGCCTGGGCGACGTCCAGCCATCCGGCATCGAATTCGAGCCGGCCGCTAGTGATCACGTTCTTCGCCTTCAGCACCAGCGCGGTCTTGGTCTGGACCGAGTAGTTGTAGGCCTCGGCCATCGGGAAGAACTTGAGCACGAGCTGGTGGACGGCCTTGCCGACCCCGGTGGTGTCGATCCCGATCTTGGTCACGCGATACTTCGCGCACATGGCCTTGATCGCCTCGGCCTGGCCGGCGAAGTCCAGGCCCTTGAGCCGCTGCTTTTCGAGCACCCGGAACTTGCCGCCGGGCTTGCTGGGCGGCGCGACCGCGACCAGGGCCGCATCGTCGCCCGTCCCGGTCTCGCTGGCGTTGGGGTCGTAGCCCAGCCAGACGTCGCCCGCGTAGGGCCGCGGATCATAGGGCTGGTAATCGCGCCAGACCTCCCAGCTATCGACCATGCACGGCCGCATGGCCGCGAAGGGGAACATCGACTGACTGCCATCCAGGAAGATGCAGCGGAACAGGTTGTCGAATTCGTCGATCGAATACTGCTGCTGGAGCTGCTCGATATCGATCAGATCGAAGCCTTGCTCGACCGCGTCGTGGACGGTGACGATCTGCCGCCAGATCCCGTCCGCACCCATCACGCCGTGCTTCAGCGTGTCGTGGGTGATGTCGATCCGCACCCGGTCGGCCTTCGCCCGCCGCCGGTTGTAGCGGTCGCCGCACCACATCGGATAGGCTTCGTGCGCCAGGGTCGACGGCGTCGAGAACAGCGTGATGGTGTACTGCTTCTGGGTCGCCATCGCCGAGGCGACCTTGAACAGCTCCTCGAAGCCGTAGATCCAGAAGCACTCGTCGATGATGACGTCGCCGTGGTAGCCCTGCGCCGTCCGATAGTTCGTGCCGAGGAAGTGCAGCTCGAACGGATCGAGCGCTTCGCCATCCTCGTCGATCCGCTGCACCACGATCGGATCGCCGCGCAGCGTCACGCCGCAGACCGACTGCACCCACTGCACGATGTACTGGCGGAAGATGTTCGCCTGGGCGCGGCTCGCCGAGATGAATATCTGGTTCTTGCCGGTCTCCAGGCCGACCAGGAACCGCTCGCGCGCGAAATACCACGTCGCGCCGATCTGGCGCGATTTCAGGATCTGACGCGTCCGGAGCGAGGTGGTGGATAGCCAAATCGCCTGATGGCCGAACAGGCTGTCGCGCAGGTCCGCGCGCAGCTTGTCGACCATCTCCGGCGTGATCAGGTTCTTCGCCTTCTGGTTGGCCGCCGCCGCGGCCTTCCCGCCCTTCGACCGGGCCGGGTTCAGGTCCGCCTCGTTGCCGCCGTCCCGGTACTTCCCGATCCGCGCGAACCGCTCCATCTGGCGGCCGAGCAGGTCGATCTCCTTGAAGTCGCTCCCGGTCTTGGGGTCCTTGGCGATCAGCGCCAGGTAACGCGCCAGCGTCCCGTCCTCGGCGCGCTCCAGCGGGCTCGCCTCATCCCACTTGTGGCGCGTCTTCCAGCTCGCGACCGTGGCGTAGGCCACCTCCAGCTCGGCCGCGATCTGGGTCATCCGCCACCCGCGCCAATAGAGCGAGCGGGCGTGATTGCGCAGGCTGACCACGATCGGCAGGCGAGCGGAAGGCCCCTCGCCGTCCTCGAAATCGGGATCGTCGCGGGTGTCGAGGCGTTCGTCCGGAGCGGCCATTTCCATCGCCGGCCACGCTATGGGCCGCACCCGCCCCCTGCGAACCGCCGCTTGTTGTAAGGCCCCGCCGTTACAACGCGCCCGCGTTGCCAAGCGCCGGGCCGGACGGTCCTTTGCGAGCGTCAATGCCGGCCCAGCCCGGCGCACGAACGCAGACGGAGCCACCGATGAAGACCAAGCCGTTCCTCCTCGCCACCGCAGGCTCGACCGTCGACGGCCGCACGATCGACGGCAAGCAGATCGATGAGATGGCGTCGAGCTACAACCCGGCCACCTACGGCGCGCGGGTCAACATCGAGCACATCCGCGGGATCAGCGGCGACAAGCCCTTCCGCGCCTACGGCGACGTGCTGGAGCTGAGCACCGGCGAGGTCGAGGTGGACTTCAACGGCAAGAAGGAAAAGCGCAAGGCGCTCTACGGCGTTCTCGACGTCACCGAAGACGCCAAGGCGCTGAACGACGCCAGCCAGAAGCTCTATCCCTCGATCGAGATCCTGCCCGACTTCGGCGGCAAGGGCTTCGCCTACCTCGCGGGCGTGGCCCTGACCGACAGCCCGGCCTCGATCGCCACCGAGCGGATGAAGTTCAACCGCCAACTCCCCGGCGCGATCACCCTGACCGCGACCGAGCCGCTGCCGCTCGAGCTGGAGCCGGAAGCGCCCTCGGCCGCCAACCCCGACCCCACCGGCATCTTCGCCTCGCTCAAGGCCCTGGCCGACAAGTTCACCGGCGGCGGCCAGCAGCAGAGCGAACAGCCGGCGCAACCGGCCGCTCCCGCCGCGCCGCCGGCGAACACCGCCCAGACCGACGCGGGCATCGTCGCCCTGGCCGCCTCGATCGGCCAGCTCGCCGGCGCGGTGCAGTCGTTCATGACGAAGTCCGAAACGGACCTGTCCGCGCTGCGCACCGACCTCTCCACGCTCAAGGCCACGGTCGAGAGCACCCCCAAGCCCGGCTTCACCGCCCGCCCGCTCGCCACCGGCGGCAACGGCGCCGCCGTCACCGACTGCTGACCCCTCCAACCGCCCGCGATCCTGCCGACCGACCTGCCTTTCCGATCCGAGGACCCCTCCGATGCGTAACGAAACCCGTATCCTCTTCAACGCCTACGTCAGCCAGATCGCGCTTCTGAACAACGTCGCGGACGCCACCACGAAGTTCTCGGTCGACCCTGTCGTGGAGCAGCGGCTCGAAGCGAAGATGGCGGAATCGTCCGAGTTCCTCTCGGCGATCAACGTGGTGCCCGTCGTCGAGCAGCAGGGCCAGACGCTCGGCCTCGGCACCACCCGCACCATCGCGGGCCGCACCGACACCTCGGGCGGCACCCGGCGCAACCCCTCCGATCCCACCGGCAATTCGGAGATCAACACCTACAACTGCCGCCAGACCAACTTCGACTGGTCGCAGCGCTACGCCCTGCTCGACGCCTGGCGCCACCGTCCGGAATTCCAGACGCTGATGCGCGACGCGATCCTTCAGCAGCAGGCGCGCGACCGGATCATGATCGGGTGGAACGGCACCTCGATCGCCGCCACCACCGATCGCGGCGCCAACCCGATGCTCCAGGACGTGAACATCGGATGGCTCCAGAACATCCGCACCCGCGCTCCGGCCCAGGTCTTCAGCGACGGCAGCCTGACCGTCAAGACGGACGGCACCAACAATGCCGCGCTGAAGAAGATCTACGTCAAGCCCGGCGTGGAACTGTTCGACGCGAACGCGGCCTACAACGCCGCGGGCGGCTCGGCCCACGCGGTGGCGGACTATTCCTCGCTCGACGCCCTGGTGCTCGATGCGAAGCGGATGCTGCCGGAATGGCACCGCGGCAACACCGACCTGGTGGTGATCGTCGGCCATGACCTGGTCGACGACAAGTACTTCACCATCGCCCAGCAGACCGGCGCGACCGCCACCGAGGTCGAGGCGACCGACCGCATCCTGCGGTCGAGCAAGCAGCTCGGCGGCCTCCCCGCCGTGCGCGTGCCGTTCTTCCCGGCGACCGGCCTGCTGATCACCACGCTCGATAACCTGTCGATCTATTGGCAGGAGGGCACCCGCCGCCGGTTCCTGAAGGACGAACCCGAGCTGGACCGCATCGCCAACTACGAGAGCGTCAACGAGGACTACGTGGTCGAGGACTACGAACTGGCGGTCCTGGTCGAGAACATCGTCATCGGCGGCGCCCCGGCCCGCGTCGCCCCGTAATACCCGAGAGGCTTTGATCCGATAGCTGCCTGAGCGGGCGGCGGCCCGGGGAGCCCAGCACAGAAAAAGGGGACGCTCGATTTCCCCTCGCCTCATCCCCTCCCGGCTTCGACTCCCGGGAGGGGAAGGTTCGCAGGAGAACCCCGCCATGTCCTTCAGCCCCGCTCTTGCCCACCGCCAGCGCATCCTGGCCTCGATCGCCGGAGGCGCGTCCACCGCCGCCCCCGGCGCCGCGCCGATGCCCACCGAAGGCCCGGTCGCGACCGAGTACCAGCAGCTCCTGATGGCGCTGGGCGAGGATCTGCGGAAGCTCCAGGCGATCCAGTCGGTCGAACGCAAGATCGAGGCGAAGCGCGGCATGATCTCCGCCTACCTGCCGTGGGTCGAGGGCGCGCTGGCCGGCGACGGCGGCGCGCAGGACGAGATCGTCGTAACCCTGCTGATCTGGGCGATCGACATCGCCGACTGGCCGCTGGCGCTCTCCCTGGCGCGCTACGTTCTGGCCCACCGGCTCGCCCTGCCGGAACGCTACTCGCGCAAGCCCGCGACGCTGATCGTCGAGGAAGTGGCCGAGGCCGGCCTGGCGAAAGACCCGGCGATCGACCTCGACACGCTCCAGCAGTTCGCCGTCCTGACCGCCGACGCCGACGTGTTCGATCAGGTCCGCGCCAAGCTGGTCAAGGCCATCGGCCTCGCGCTCAAGGCCGGTGCCGAAACCTTCGACGCCACGGCCGACAGCGCCCCGGCCGGCGGCAAGCCCGCCCTGGTCGAGGCCGCGCTCGCCCATTTCCGCCGCGCCCTCGCGCTCGATGCGAAGTGCGGCGTCAAGAAACTGATCGAAGCCCTGGAACGCGAGCAGAAGAAGCTCGCGGAGCCGCAAACCCCGGAGACCCGACCATGAGCTATTCGTTCCTCTTCCGCGCCGCCAGCGTTGCGGTGGCGGCCGCCGCCATCTCGGCCTGCCTCGACGAGGTGGTGGCCGAGCAGCCGGTCCACGCGGCCGACCGCGCCCAGGCCGAAGCCGCCGCCGCCTCGCTGCTCAACCTGCTGGGCGAGCCCGGCGAGGGCCCGGACCTGACCGGCGCGGTCTCGGGCTGGGTCGCGAAGACCGGCGACGCCCTGACCGGAGCGAGCGTTTCGGTCAGCGTCACCCATGCCGCCAGGCTGACCGGATAACGAGCTGCGCCACCCGCGCCGGGGGGCGGGAGCGGACTGCCGGAGAGGAATCGAAGGCGGGTCGCGACCTCACCCCCCCACCCCATCAAGGAAGCCGTCCATGTCCTCGCTGATCGCCGCCCCCGCCGCGCCGCAATCGCCGGAGAACACGGTGGTCGCGGCCGATGGCTG